ATGCGAAGCGATAAAACATGGAGTGTACATATTCGGTTTACTCATAATAACAAAATAAGGTACATTCCTACCACGATGTATATCAATAAAAAGGACATAACAGCTTCATTCAAGATAAAAAACGCAAATATACTCGATAGGTGCAATGACATCATAAAGGAGTATAGGAGCAGGTTAAGCGAGTTGAGTCTTGAATTTAACGATATAGACATAGATACTATTGTTTCCTATATCCGACAGAAGAAAGAAAACAAAGGGGTATCATTCACAAGATTTGCAGCGAAATGGATTGAGGAATCAACTATTAAAGGCATAAAGAACTATAAGACGGCTCTAAACGCTTTGTGTTCCTTTGTGGGGCGTGATAATATTCTCTGTGAGGAAATTAACGTTAAGACAATGAAATCCTTTGAGAACGCATTAAAAGACCGCCCAAGAGCACAATCTTTATATCCTAACTGTATTAAAACTATATTCAACGCTGCAAAGGAGTATTACAACGATGAAGATAACGATGTTATCCGAATTAAACACTCCTTAGACAAATATAAACCAGTAGATCAGAATATAGCTGAAAAACGAGCCTTAGACGTGGAAACAATACGGAGGATATTTGCCCTACCCTATGACAATATCAAGGTAAAAGGAAAGTCCAGCCGTCACGACCTCGCACTTGATTGTTTCCGCCTTTCGTTCTGTTTAATGGGAATGAACTCTGCTGACATCTTTAATGCCACCGAAATCGATGGGAATACAATAGTATATGACCGCATGAAAACAAAGGATAGGCGGAGAGATAAGGCTGAAATACACGTGAAAATAACGGATTATATCAAGCCGTTAGTTGAGAAATACAAGGGTAAAGAGCGTGTATTTAATTTCTCTGAGCGGTTTTCCACTATGGAGAACTTTAATCGTGCGATAAATATCGGATTAAAGGAGATTGGAAAAGAAATTGGCATTGAACGTCTACAATTCTATGCTGCCAGACACTCAATGGCTTCGATTGCCGCAAATGACGTAAAAATAAGCAAGTATATTGTAAATGATATGCTAAATCATACTGACCAATCATTGAAGATAACGGAACTATACATTAAAAAGGATTTTAGCCACATTAATGATGCAAATGTAAAACTTTTAGATTACATTCTAAAAGCATAACAACACACTGACCAACACACTGACCAACACACCGAACACCTTTGTAATTATCTTTATATTAGATTTTTACAAAGGTGAAAAATAAAATGTAACACACTAAACAACACACTGAGCAACACACTAAAATACGTAAATTTTGTTGTGTTTCTTTACTTAATAGTTAAAAATTTATCTAAACAAATTTGATTATTTAAGATTATTTGCTATATTTTTGTTGAAAACTCTATAAATGGAGCAGATAATCGAAACAATCAAGAGAATAGAAAAGGCACGTACGGCACTCCGTCAAGCCATAGTAGATAATGAACTCGCAACATCGCCAAAATTAAAGGACTTAAATCTCATTCCGAAGATTTACAAAGTGTTTGAGGAATTAAAGGGAAACGAAATAAAGGTAAACGACCGCAAAGAGTTTATCTTCGTTGTCATCTACCTTTATTCTCCTAATAAATTCTTTGGCGGCAAGATGCCGCAGGGGCTTAGACGTGCTATCACCAAAGCTACCAAAGTAACATGCGCAAGCGTTATTTCAGCGACATGCACGGAGTTAATGGTACTGTATACCACCTATGCGGATTTTCGCCAAAATGTTGACGAGCTTATGAATAAGATTTTACTTTCTATGGACTTCTAATACTTTGCCCAAGTTAAAAACAACCTGTTCGGCAACCCACTCAAGCGGATTTCCGTCTTTATCCGTTCCATCTTCATAGATAATTGGTTCGTTGTTTTCATCTAAGAATATTCATTCTTTTTATTTATTAATTATACTTTTTCAAACTTGATTGGCTTCCCACAATGAGGGCAAATAATGGTGTTTGATGCGTCCTTTTCGTCTGCAAAGAACTCACTTACATTACAATTAATAGCATTTGCAATGCGCTCCAATGTGCCTACTGTTGGGTTACGGCTCATATTTTGGCTAAGTGTAACCCTTGAAATTCCCATTTTCTTTGCTACATCTTCTATTGTGTAGCCGCGCTCTTTTATTACCTTTTTTATATCCATATTACATGTTGATTATAAACTACACTGCAAAAGTATAAAGAAGAAATGAATAATGCAAATATTTAGGTGTTTTGTTTGATTAAAATCAACCTTTTGTTAATTTATGTAATATTATAAACATAAGTAACCCTTATTTGCTAACGTTTATTAAAATCATACACTTTTTGCGCAAAACATTTGTTTTGTATGATTATAGTCATTACATTTGCATTGTGATTAAGAAACAAATATAAAACTATTAATATATAAGTTATGAAACTGATAACAAAAGCTGTTGAGAAAGAGTTAGCAAAGTACCCTTTGTATTCACAAGATGGCAAGGTCAAAGATGCCGTAGTAGTATGCAAGTTCTTCTTGCAGGGTTACACGTGGTATGTACTCGAAGCTGAGAAGGCAGATAATGATTATGAGTTCTTCGGCATCACTGTTGGGCAGTTCGCTGAGATTGGCTATTTCACCCTTTCTCAGTTAGAAAGCGTAACAGGTCAATGGGGTATGAGAGTTGAGAGAGATAGAGGATTTAAGCCAACAAAGGTGAAAGACTTACACCTGGATATAGTATAAAAATAACAATCCGCTCATTGTAAGTTATACAGGGCGGATTGTTCTAAATATAATAATGTTAAATCGTATCTTTGTGATACATTAAAAAAGAGAAAAGTCGTATGAAAGTATTAAATCTTATCATCAAACAAAAGTATTTCGATGCTATCCTTGCAGGCCGCAAGGTGCAAGAATTTCGTGAGGTTCGTCCAACAACTATCAAGAAGCTATTGCAGCTTGATGAAGACGGCTACGAAGTAGAAGATGCAGACGGCAATGCGCAGCCTATCAAGTATGACGCTATTCAATTCTATGTTGGTTACAACAAAGACAGGGACAACGCACTTGTTGAGGTCTTGGGCGCACATTGTGAGATATTCGTAGATGAGAATAACGAGCCTATCACTTACGAGCATGGTAGGGATAAAGATGGCAATCCACTTGTATGGGTCGCAGAACAAGTGGTATTTGACTTGGGTAAGGTACTTTCACACAACATAAGAGACAAGTCGAAGAAGGTGTAATCTCAATAGGTATTAGATTATGGCAAGAAGAAATGCACAAACACTGAAAGGTCGTATCGCAGGTGCAACAGGTTCTTATCTGGGCAATAGTGGTCGCCATCAGTTGGTTGCTGGTAATAAATTGGGCAGTCATAAGACTGTATATAGGCAGCTCCGTAAGGGCTTTGGAATGAGCGCAGGATAATGAACAAATTACAGGAGGCACATAACGTAATATGCAGGGTGGCTGAAAAGCAGTCATCTTGCATTGTTATGTGCTCACTTGGCAAGGATTCGCTCGTTACTTTGGATTTAGTTTACCCACACTTTGAAAGGGTTGTATGCGTGTTTATGTACTTTGTTAAGGACTTAGAACACATTAACGGTTGGATAAGGTGGGTGAAGAAGAAATATCCAAAGGTCGAATTTATTGAAGTCCCTCATTGGAATTTAACGTATATTCTTCGTGGTGGTCTGTATTGCGTTCCAAACCCTAAAGTTAAGTTGTGGAATTTAAGCAAGACAATAGAAGCACTTAGGTTAAAAACTAACTGTTACTATGTCTTTTTAGGCATGAAGAAAGCGGACGGAATGAACCGAAATTTAATACTCAAAGGCTATGAAGCTAATGGGTATGAGAACAAAGGATTAGTCTATCCACTTGCATCATGGACACAGAAAGATGTCTTAGCCTATATGAAGCAAAAGCGACTACCGCAGCCAGTAAGATATTCCAGCAAGGCAGGCGGTGGTGTCGGATTCAGCAAGGAAACATTTACTTGGCTTGAAAAGCACTATCCGCAGGACTTAGAGAAGATATACAAGGTGTTTCCAATGAGTGAGAGAATTTTATTTGAAGAAAATTATAAACAGGATAATAAAGATTAATTATGGCAAGAAACAGATCTATATCAGAATTGAGTGCAATGAACGCAAGGGCATCGGCATATAATGATTGGGCACATAGGAGATTTGGAGCAGGTACTCGTGAGTATAATAGGGCAAACAAACGTTCTTCATTTATACACACGCAAGTTAGTAAACAAATTTCTGCCAAAGGCAATATAACAGGATAACAAGTAAAAAATTAGAATTATGGCAAGAAAAACTCTTAGACAAATTTACGCACAGGCTGAAAGATTGAGCGAGGCGAATTGGCGGAGAAAGAATACTTGGGAAACAAGTGCATTGAGCCGAAAAGCTAAGCAGTCAAGAGACAGGCTTATTGCAAGGGCGGAAAGTCGTGCAGTTCAGCAGCACGGATATGGCGCAGTAGCATCATAACAATTAAACAGAGAAAAGTCAGATGGATAACAAATACTTCACATCAGAGAGCGTGGAACTGCTACGCTCTCAAATTAAACTTCACGAGCAGAACCCTCGTACAATTCCCGAAGAGAACCGCAAGGCTCTCAAACGTGGTATAAAGAAGTTCGGTATGGTCGGAGGTATCGTGGTGAACAAGCGGACAGGATATACACTTGTAAGCGGACATCAACGGCTTTCGGTCATGGACGAACTCCAAAAGTACAATTCCGAGACAAAGGATAACGACTATCCTATCCGAGTAGACTTGATAGACGTTGAGGAGAAAGAAGAGAAAGAACTTCTTATCTTGCTCAACAACCCATCAGCACAAGGAGAGTGGGATTACGACACACTCCGTGAGCTTATTCCCGACATCGACTACAAAGATGCAGGACTGACAGAACAAGACCTCGATATCATCGGTGTGGACTTTCATTTTCAGACAGAAGAAGAAAACACCATCGCTGATGAACTCGACACACTCATGGAACCCGTCAGAGAAGAAAGACAAGCAGAAGTAGCACAAAAGCAAGCCGAGAGAGCGGAAAAGGTTGCTCACATGAAGCAAGTAAAAGAAGAAGTGAAACAAGCCGCTACAAAGGCAGCCGCAAACATGGACGCTTATCTTATGCTATCATTCGATAATTGGGAGGCAAAGGCGGAATTTTGTGAGAAGTTCGACTTTAACCCCGATGAGAAGTTCCTCAAAGGTGAAGTATTTTCAGAAAAGATAGAAACACTTTTAACTGAATAGCTATGGCAAAACCAAAACACGACTACGATAGCGAAGATTTCTACAAGCGCATAGAAGGTCTTGCAATGAATGGATACACGGATGAGGAGATAGCAAACGAGCTTAATCTATGCAGAGAGGTATTCACTTGTATGAAAAACGGCAACTATGAGAATTGGACGGATGAAGAAAACAAAAGGCGTGGAGGTCGTATAACTAACGTCTTAGCACATGGACGGACAAGAATTGTAGCTTTGCTTCGTGGTACATACATCAAGGGTGCTTTTGGTGGAAAGAAGACAAAATCAAGGATTGTGAAGTTCGTACAAGACAAGTGCGAGTGTATGGGGCAGGATAAGAAATGCCCCTATTGTGGTGGCACTGGTTGGGTAACTCTGACAGATAAAGCAGTGGTGCAAGAGTCCGAAATGGAGTTACCTCCTAACATGCAAGCTATTGCAACCCTACTCTATCACCACGACCCAACATGGCGCAAAATGGAGAAGAAACAAGACGATGAAGATGCACTCTACTCCGAGAATGGTATCGACATAGATAAGTGGATGACCGACAACACAAATGAATAGAATAGAACCTCAGCAGATATATGCTCCGTTGTATCACAACAAGGATAAGTTTATCATTCTTGTTACTGGTGGTCGTGGAAGTGGAAAGAGTTTCAATGTTTCCACTTTCATTGAGCGTCTATTGTTTGAGGTAAAACATCCAACTCCTGCAAAGCGGATAGTTCATCAGATACTCTATACTCGTTATACAATGGTATCGGCTTCTATGTCTGTTATCCCCGAGTTTATGGAGAAGGTGGAGCTTGATGGAAACTCGAAATGGTACACGCACACTAAAACAGATGTAAAGAACCTCCGCAGCGGTGGTGCAGTAATGTTTAGAGGTATCAAGACAAGTTCGGGAAACCAAACGGCAAAGTTGAAATCTATCCATGGCGTTACAACCTTTGTAGTAGACGAGGCAGAGGAGTGGGTATCAGAGAGAGAGTTTGAAACAATTATGCTCTCTATTCGTCAGAAAGGAATACAGAACCGAATTATTATCGTTATGAACCCTACGGACAATAACCATTGGGTTTATAAGCGGTTTATAGAGAATACCCATAAGGAGGTGGAATACGATGGTGTTCCCGTTCAGATAAGCACCCACCCGAATGTATTGCATATCCATACAACCTACTTGGATAACTTAGAGAACCTTTCCCCCGAGTTCATTAAGGAGGTGGAGGACATGAAAGCCAACAACCCCGAGAAATACGCGCATACCGTCATGGGTAGATGGGCAGACGTTGCAGAAGGTGCAGTGTTTAAGAAAATCGGAGTTGTTAAGGAGTTTCCTAAATGGTGCAAGAAGGTTGCTATCGGTGATGACTTTGGCTTTACCCATGACCCGAGTGCAGGAATATTATGTGGTATCATTGATAATGACTTGTATCTTGATGAAATATTCTATCGTACAGGTATGTTGTCATCTGATATTGTAAAGGAACTCAAACGATTTGGCAGCTTAAAGGTATTCTCCGAGAGTGCAGACCCCCGACTGATACAAGAGATACATAACGCAGGTATAAAGATTTACCCCGTAGATAAGAGTGGCAACTCTATCATAGCAGGAATAGACAAGATGCTATCCTTTGACCATATCTTTGTTACAGAGCGGTCGTATAACCTCCGTACAGAGTTCAGAAAGTATGTATGGGATACGGATAAGGACGGCAACTATATCAACCAACCAATAGACAAGTATAACCACGGCATAGATGCTGTTAGGTATTATGTACTTGGTCAGCTTTTAGGTAAGATATTAAAACCAAAGGGCGATATGGCAGCAGCCTTTGCCCGATAAATAGGATAACAATATGATAAAGACATTAGATGACATCCTCGCACTTGAGGACATTGATAAGAAGATTAGCTACCTTAAGAAGGGCAGGCGCAATCCTCTCCCCGACACATCAACAAATCTTGCTGATTGGGACATGACGAAACACGACATCATGAACCCAGAACTTTACAAGAAGATTAAAGTCCTTGTAAAGATGGAGGAAGAACATTTTGACCGCGAAAGTGGTAATACTACACATATACCTGCACAATATGAAATGAAAGAGCCTAACCGTATTGCACTTCCTATTGAGCAGGATATAGTAAACATCCATACCGCCTTTTGTGTTGGCACAGAACCCACACTTGACTGCAATCCCGAAGATGACGGAGAAAAGAATGTATTTGAAACCATCAAGCAGGTATTCAAGAAGAATAAATTGAAGTTCCAAAACCGCAAATTAGTCCGTTCGTGGCTATCAGAGCAGGAAGTAGCAGAGTATTGGTACGTTGTCAAAGATGATGGATTTTGGGCGCAATTAAAGCGCAGAATTGCATCCCTCTTTGGGAAAAAAGCACCAGAGTATCAGTTAAGGTCGCAAATATGGTCGCCTTTCCGTGGCGATACATTGTATCCTTTCTTTGATGATAATGGCAACATGATAGCTTTCTCCCGTGAATACAAGAAGAAAGACTTAGACGGCAACGATCATACCGTATTCATGACTATTACAGAAGATAAGGTGTATCAGTGGGAACTTGATAAGACATGGTCAGAAAATGTAGAACGTACATTTGCACATCAGTTTCAGAAACTCCCTGTTATGTACGCTTTTCGTCCAGAGCCATTATGCGCTAAGGTTAAGCAGCTACGTATCCGATTGGAAAAATGTCTAAGTGGCTATGCTGATTGTATAGATAATCACTTCTTTCCACTCCTCATGCTCTTTGGAGAGTTACAACCCGATAATTTGAGCGGTGATGCAAGAAACAGAATGATGCAGCTGACTGGAGATGGTGCAAATGCGCAATACCTCACATGGAATCAATCCTCCGACCCTATCAAGGTGGAGATTGAAACATACTTTAATCAGATATACGGACTGACAAACACGCCTCGTATATCATTCGACCAACTCAAAGGTACGGGCAATGCTCTTAGTGGTACTGCTTTCCGATATGTCTTTATGGCTGCTCACATGGCAGTACAGAACCACGCAGAGGAATTAGGAGAGTTTTTCCAACGAAGAGTTAACTTCCTTACGTCTGCTATTGGTACACTGAACACATCACTTGAAGCCGCAAGTAAGACGGTAAGCATCGAAACAGAGATTGTTCCTTTCATGATTGATAGTGAACGTGATAAAGTTGAAACGGCTGCTGCTGCCGTGAGTGGTGGCGTGTGGTCAATGGAACACGGTGTAAGTTTCTGCTCGAACTATGGTGAGTTGCAGGATGAATTGCAACAAATCAGAGAAGAGAAAAAGGAAACTCAACCAACAACACAAACGCAAGAATAGCTTCATTATATAACTGTTTATGTATTATTTCAGCCGTCTGTACGTGAGTATGGGCGGCTTTTTCTTACAACCGTTTTATTGTCATTTCTAAGCCACTGAAAAACGCAAATCCTCCTTTTATAATGTGTAAATTTGAAAAGATTTATTCAAGTTAACACTTTATAAAGTATGAACATTTACGAACAAATTTTGGCAGGACTCAGAACTAAATTTCAAGGGGCTGATGATGCCACCCTTCAGCGTATGGCAAGTAAGAAAGCTGAAGGGGTAACGGACGAAAGCAAGGTAAACTCTATAGTTGAGGGTATCTCGTTTCAAGACGTTCTAACAAGCTATGGCGACTATCGGGCTGATGGTGCGCAGAAAACCGCAGTTGCAAACTACGAGAAGAAGCACAACATCAAGGACGGAAAGCCTATCGAGGAACCAAAGCCACAAGACCCACTACCAACACCAACTCCACAATCAAATCCAACGGAACAAGTGCCAGCGTGGGCGCAAAGTCTTATTGACTATAATAAGACATTGAACGAGAAGTTAGCTGCAATGGACGCAAAGACAAAGGCGGACGAACGCAACCAACAGATTGCAGCAGTGGCAAAGTCATTCGGTATCCCTGAATATGTCTACAAAGGAAAGCAAATCGCTGATGATGTAGACCTTAATCAGTACTTCACCGATGTGAAGCAGGAGATGCAGAATGGTGGATTCCAGTTCGCCAAGTCTCCCGAAGAGGGAAACCACGAACACAAAAGCGAGATTAGTTCCATTGCTGAACAAATCAACAAGGGAACACAAGAGATTGTAGAACAAAACAAAAAGTAATTTATGGCAGGATTTAAGTACAATTTGCCACCAAAGGAAGAGCAGGAAGAGCGTTACGACGTGTCTACTGGTCTTCGTCGTCGTGGCAATTACGTCCTTGATGTCGCAGGATTGGCAGTAGGCAGCTATGTGCCTTCATTCACTCCTATTGCAGCCGACCTCAAGGCAAAGACCGCAAAGATTGTGGTAAATGTTCTCGTAAAGGAGAATGTCGGTGCAACTGACACCAAAGTGAAGATTGCGAAAGGCTCATACGTTGTTATGGGAACTATCCTCGGCAATGGCACTAAGGGAGCAACAGTTAACGCCATTGACAAGTCAAAGGCAGAGTATGACGAACTCACACTCAGTGCAGCTATGGGCGCATTGAAGACTGGTGATGTGTTGTTTGAGGCAAGTGCAGCAGCCGGCACAACTCCTAAGAATGTCGCTAACTCTGCACTTTATGAAAGTCATAAGGTTGCAGACGGCATTAACTCCGTTGCACTCTTGCAGAGAGCATTTGAGATTGAACCAGAGAAGTTGGTAACTCCTTTCTCTCAAAAGGATAAGGCTAATCTTCCTCACTTCCAGTTTAACGAGTAAAAGAAAGGACATATTATGGCATTGACTATTAAAGAATTATTTAACGAGCCTGCTATTGTAGGTGCAGTTATTAATCGTGTCCTTCAAACAAGAACGGACGCTATCTATTGGCAGGAGTTCCTCGATTGGCGTAAGACCACCACACGAGTATTCAAGGACTATATCGGTTCTGTTCGTGGCGTGATGGCAGGTTCTATCAACTCGCAGTTTGGTGAAAAGCCAATCCGTGAGCGTAAGAACATGGGCAGCGGAGTTGGTGAGATTGCTTATCTTGGCGACCGCTTTCAGATGGACGTAAACCGCCTATCAGAATTGCAGGATTTGCTCGATAAGTACAACGAGGCAAACGCTACAGGGCAAGTGTCAGCACTCAACGACATCATCAGCTTTATTTACGATGATTATCGTCAGGTAATGCTTGCTGCTCACAAGCGTATGGATTTGGTTGTTGGCGACCTCCTTATGACGGGTAAGGCTTCTGTTCGCAACAAGGACAAGGCAGTATCAGAGCAGAACGCTACGGAGTTCCTCAACATCGAACTTCCTATGAACGCTATCGAGTTGCAAGATAGTGACGTTATCGATGGCACAAAGAAGAAGATGGTTACTTACCTCATGAACAAACTCAACGAGCTTGCGCCTGACTTCGGTAAGTACTCAAAGATGATTATGAGCCGTGGCACATTCGTTAAGCACATCATCGGTTCTTCTGAGTTCGGTGAGATGTTTAAGATGCAGCTTGGCTCTAATCAGATGTATCTCTCTACTGGTCTTGTAACGTCTGCTCTTGCATCTGACCTCTTCACTGGTATTGGCCTTCCTGCTATCGAAATCAAGGATGATTACGTGAAGGAGCAGAACGGCAAGAATGTGCAGGTTTATGCAGATGGTCATATCACCCTCCTTCCACAGGACAAGGTTGGCTATATGCGCTACCATACTCCTTACGAGAGCACAGACCCAGTGCCAGGCATGACCTACACTCCAACGGGTGATGGTGATATGCTTGTGGCTGCTAACCGTGACCACAACGGACGCTATCTCGAATACACCGCAGAGTGGATTCCACAGATTGCAGACCCAACGCTCATTACCACACTTGACCTTACCAAATTGACAAAATGAACGTAAGGAAGTACATATCAGACAAGTTTCAGTCCTTCGGCATACAAGTGTCGGAGGCTGACTTGTTGGATATGTCTCTCAATGCACGTGTGAATATAGAGGACGATGTGATGAGTGATAACGTAGATTCTATCTCTGTTGCTATCGCTCATTTCATTCCATCTCTTTTGCTTCGTCCTACTTCTATCAATGAGAGCGGCTTCTCTATGTCGTGGAACACTCAAGGCGTAAAGGACTATTACTCTCTCCTTTGTAGGAAGTATGGATTGAAGGACGAACTCAACGATAATAAACCGAAGATACGTATCTTATGATATTTGCACCCCACATATTGCAGGTTAAAAGGGTAACACCACTCCAAGAGGACGAATACGGACACCCAATCCCTAACACGGGAGGTGAAGAGTGGGTAACACTCTGTAAGTGCCGTTGTGATGACAACACCACAAAAGAGTTTAACTCTCCTAATGGTGATGTGTTCAGACCTAATTTCCACGTAGTATGTGATATGAATGTCGATATTAAAGCAGGTACAGAGGTAAGATGTCTTGAGGGAGAAAGCGTACGAGGAGAAGGTAAGGTTTACATTGTAAAGAATGCTAACTATTTCAATAACTCTGAATTATGGTTATAGATAGTGATTTCTCAGATGTAGACCAGTTCTTTGATGATGTAGAGTGGGAGGTTCAGAAAGGCATGATAGACGTTGGCGATGCTGCCGTTAAGGACGCAGAGGAAAGCGGAACATACCAAGACCACACGCTTACTTTGAGAACATCCAATACATTCGATGTAGATGATGACGGACTAACATTAGAGAACACCGCTGATTACGCTTCCTATGTCGAGGCAAAGGGATTTGTTGTACTGAGTGACCCTGCATTGAGAGCAGAGAAGAAACTAAAAGAAATGTTTGAATGATAGTAACTACCGACATAGCAGATATTCTCTACCGAGATTGCAAGGCGTTTGGGATAGAGATAGTTCCTTTCGGCAAAACCATTACAGGCGATCTGAAAGGAGAACGCATTACTATCCACGTAAAAGGACAGACCCCGAGCAAGTATTGGGAGAAGTGTTTTTGTGAAGTTAATCTGTGCGTTCCCGATTTGGGGGTGGACATTGCTAACACACTCCGATTAAAGGAATTGGAGCGAAAGGCAAAAGAACTCTTTAAAAGTGTAACGGGCGAGTTTGACGGAACAAGATACAACTATGAGATAGATACTATCCACATTGAAGCGGACACTGCTTTGAAGTGCCATTTTATTAATTGTAGAATATTGTTTAACGCATTAAACGTAAAGTAAATATGGGAAAAATTTCAGCTGTCGGCATTAAGAAGATTTTTTTTGCTGACATTTCCGTAATCAAGAATGACCTTACCGCAGCAACTGCAAGTACAATCATCAAGGCTGCCAAGAATGCTAAGAATGAGGTGCTAAATGTGCACGGTGAAACGTGGAACATTGAAGAGAGCGAGGCTTCTGTTACTCCATACAAGAACCAGCTCACGGGTCAAGCATATCGCTATGACACCACTCAAGGCGAGCTTACCCCTCAGTTCTCAATCGGTCAGTATGACTATGCTGCCAAAGCTGCTCTTATGGGCGGTGAAGTCATCAAGAAGGGCGGTGCAGGCGCTGACAAGGATAACATCGTAGGTTGGAAGCGAGCTACTAGCAAGGTTGTTATCAAGAAGGCTCTGTTCTGTCTGACTGAAGACGATGTTTGGTTCATCTTCCCTAACTGTCAGATTGTAGCACGTGAGGCGAACACCGACAAGGCTATCGCTATTGCAGTCAAAGGTCTTGTTCAGGCTTCTACTGTTGATGGTGTATCACCAGAGTATAACTTTGACGAGTCAGAGGTAAAGGCTTTGGTGTAAGGTAAAGTTTCAGGATAACATCGGGGTGGAACGTGGCGAAAAGACCACCTCCACCCTTTTTTATTTTCAGTATGAGTAAAGCAAGTAAATTAGTATCAGATGCAATCTTAGGCAATGACTATGCGATTGTCTACGTGAATAATCAAGCATACGCTATTCAGCCTCCTACTATTAAGCGGTTGGCAGGTGCAATTTCGTGTATCAGTGACATAAATCTATCAGAGGGTAGTTCGATAAAAGAGATGCTCCTATCTGCAAAGGATAGTGAAGCATACGCAAAGGCTCTCTCGTGGCTTATGGCAGGCGATTTATCCAAGACAAAGGAATTATGCAATGGAACTCTTGAGGAGGTAGTAGATGCGCTTGCAGCAGGTTTTGACCTTATCGGCATAGCCCCTTTCTTGAAAGCTGTCAGTTTGACGAAGAACGCAAGCCTACTGGCAGCAACACCGAAGTAGTCGGAAATAAAACCCTTTTGGGACAAATAGCGTCATTCATGGATAGCTTGCATCTGACGTATGACGAAGTAGTTAATCAAATTCCTTATCGCAATCTCATTATCATGCAGAAAGATAAACAGCATGAGGCCTTTGGTGACGTGGTGAAGAAAATCAGCGGTAAGGAACTCGCAAACAGAAGAAGAAAGTAGATATGGCAGAATTGAAATTCCGTGTACAAGCAGACTATGAGAAGGTTCAGCGGTTACGAGACGAGATAACGAAATTAAAGCAGGAGATTAAAGGTGTAGATGCTATTCAAGACCCTACATCCTTTAATAAGCTGAACAGTAAATTACAACAGACTTCTAAGGAATTAGGGAATGTCACTGGTAAGATTGCCGAAGCATCTGCTGCAATGGAAACCGACTTTAAACAGAAGATATTTGCAGCTTCGCAGGGCGTCAATGACTTTACAGAGAAGATTATTGCTCAGAAAGGAGTAGTTAGGGACGTTGCCGCTGATGTTAAGCGTTTGGGCGATGCTTATCGTGAGTCTGTTAAGTCGTCTCCTTTGACATCTGATGCCAAACTTGCTGAGTGGAAAGCAGCCAAAAAGGCTCTTGATGAAGAGAAGGCATCGTTATTCGCTCTCACACAAGAGCAGGCAACGGCAAGGCTATCAGTAAAGAAACTCCGTGATGAATACGCATTATTACGGCAGGAAGGTGGCGGAACGGCAGAAACCATGAACATGCTTACTGGTAAGCTCAAGCAGATGAGCGGTATGCTTCTTGGCGGTATGGGACTGAAAGAGCTTGCAAGTAGGGTTATATCCGTCCGTGCGGAGTTCGAGAGCATGGAAACATCCCTTAAAGTCCTATTGGGGGGTAATGAGGAGCGTCTAAACAACATCATGGGGCAAATTAAAGAATATGCCCTTGCTTCTCCGCTGAACACAAAGGATATGGTTGGTGCGGTACAGATGATGACTTCATTTGGTATCGAGGCTGAGAAGTCTATCGACTACCTAAAGGCTATCGGTGACATCTCAATGGGTGATGCTGGTAAATTCAACTCCCTTGCACTTTCTTTCTCACAGATGAGTAGTGCAGGAAAGTTGATGGGACAGGACCTTATGCAAATGGTCAATGCTGGGTTCAATCCACTCGAAGAGATTTCACGTAAGACGGGTAAATCTATCGGAGAACTCAAAAACGAGATGGCAAAGGGTGCTATCACTTCAAAGATGGTGCAGGATGCGTTTATCTCTGCCACAAGTGCAGGTGGTAAGTTCTTTGGTATGTCATCAGAGGGCGCAAAGACTCTCAATGGTCAGATTTCCATGCTCCAAGAGTCCTTTGATAATATGTTCAATGAGATAGGCTCTAAGGGTGAGGGTGTTGTTATGAGTGCCGTAAAGGCTGCAACGTACCTTGTCGAGAACTACGAGCAGGTAGGACGTGTTATAGTAGGTCTTGCTACAGCGTTTGGAATATATCGGACGGCTGTAGCCTTAGCGACAATGACAACAAATGGATATACCATTGCTGAAACGCTTGCATATACACGTATGCTATTGTTGGAAAAGGCTACAAAGTTGCTCAATATGACAATGCTCGCCAATCCTTATGTAGCAGCAGCAGCGGCTTTGGGGACTCTTATTGGAGCAATCATAGCAACAAGTGATGGTATTAGTGAACTTGATGCTGCTCAAAATACGCTTAATGAAACATTCAAAGATGCAAAAGAAAAACAAGACCAATATAAAGCAGCTACGGAGCAGGCTATATCTGTGGCAAGTGATGATAAATCAGCTACAGATGACAGAAGAAAAGCTATGAATCTTCTTATTTCACGTTATCCTTCTATAATTCAGAAGTATATTGACGAGGAGGGTCATTTGAAGAATATAATCCAAATGAAGCGTGAAATAGCTGTAATAGATGGCAATAAAGCCGTTGAATCACATATACAACAGTCTAATAAGTACACTCAGATAAGTAAAACACTCCATGCGAATGGAGAAAAGAAACTAAGCGGAGGTAATATATCTGATAAAGATTCAAAAATCGAAGATGATGCCATTGCTCAATATGCCACAGCACATAATAGGTCAGAGTGGAGTGTGCGTGCGTTTGTTCCATATAAAGATATAATGGAATATTATGATAGACTTGCAAGCGGAGAAAGATATCAAGCAAAGAGAGTCGCGGCTGGTAATGCAATATCTCGATACCAAGATACTATTGGTAAAATGAGCAATCAGAGGCTTAATGCTTTATCAAAAACTTTAGAGAAAAATAAAGGCAGCAAGAAAAACATCGTATTCCCTTATAAAGAACTAAAGGGGGTGTCTTTAACTTCAAAGGAGATAGAACAACTATCTACTTATGTAAATGGTATTAAGGAATCAAGAAAATCTCAACCGCTATGGATTGCATCAAGAAATGCCGCAAAATCGGATGTGTTAAAAGCAAGAACTCATCTGGAAAACCTAAAAAAAAGTGGCAAAGCGACTGTTGCACAAGTAGAGGAGGCTCAAAAGAAACTTGATACGGCTAACGAAAGCTACAAGAAATTATCGGGGAGTTCGTTAGATAGCGAGGAGAAAGCATCTGCTAAAAGTGCAAAGAGTGCCGAAAGTGCAGCTAAAAAGGCACAGAAAGAACGTGAAAAAGCAGCAAAAGCCGCAGAGAAAGCAGCCGAGCAACAGAACGAAGCCAACGAGAAAGCATTTGAGATTGAAACAAAAGCGAAACTTGAGAATAGGCGAAAAGCGGAGGACTTGGCAAACGAAACCGAGCAGGCAGAGATAAACATCCTCAAAGACGGCAACGAGAAGAAACTCCGACAGATAGAACTCAACCGCAAGAAAGAGCAAGAGGCTATCGACAGAGCATTTGAGGACATCAAACAGCAACGTATCGAGCAAGCTAAGCAAAAGTGGGAGGCAAACCCAAGTAATAAGGGAAAGAACTTCTACAACAGCTCCGAGTACGCTTATGCTTCCTCTAACGACCGCTATACAGATGCAGAGTACAAGAACTATGATGCAAAAACAAAGGCAGCATGGCATAAGTACGATGAGGAAATCGCTAAACTCAAAGATGCAGAGATAGCATACGAGGACAGTCTTATCAAAGCCAATGAGTCTTATTTTGACAAGAAGACAGACCTTGTAAAGAAGTACTCCAAAGATGTATCTGACATATATAAGGCTATCGCAGAAGCAGAGAAACGTGGCGATAAGGAGAAAGCAGATGCATTATACCGTACGTTGACAGAGGCGAGGGCAAACTATGGTAAGGAGCAAATGACACTTGCTTTTGAACAGCTAAAGAAAGACCCTAACTATGTAGCGGCTTTTGACGACCTCAAAGGGGCATCAACGGACACACTAAATAGCCTTATTGGTAGGTTCAGTGAGGTTGAACAAGCAGCAGGAGAGGCACTCAACCCCGAAGGAGTAAAGACATACTTCGATGCTATCAACGGAATGATTGATGAGCTTATCAGTCGTGACCCTATCGGCATGATAAAGAAACTCACCGATGAGTTAATCAAGCAGCAGGACGAACTGAAAGCCGCTGAGAATAGACGAGATAGAGTAAAGGGCGGAGAGAAGATTGTCAAGAGCATAGGCTACAATAAAGACCTTAAAAAGTGGGTATCTGAATATTGGGAGTTGGCAGATGCAGAGGCGGACGTTGCTGCTAAAGGTCAGCAGGTAGCACAAACTACCCATAAGATTGAGAACGCACACAAGACCCTTACGAAGTCTATTCAAGGCGTTGCTGACAAGATGGGCGAGTTAGGCGGTAAGATAGGAGGGCAGACTGGAGAAATCTTCTCTCTCTTTGGGTCGGTGATGACTTATTATCAGACTATCTCAGACGGTGTTACTGCGGTTGGTAAGGCTGGTTCAAACGCTATGAAAGCTATTGAATCGGCAAGCGTGATATTAGCTATCATAAGTGCAGCTATTCAGCTTATGCAGACCCTTAGCAGCGTACTTCCTAATCAAGATGACCTATACGAGAAAGCAGCACAGAAACAAGCGGAGATAAACAAACTCCGTGACTCTGTGAATGATTATCGTCTTGCTGTGATGAAAGCACGCCACGAGGAAAGTAATTGGTTCTCTGACAGTGGTCTGAAAGGTTTGCAAGATGCCTATGAGGAACATGGGCAAGTTGCTGAGTCTTATTATAAGAAACTCAACGAGGCGCAAGAGAAGTATATAGATAAATCATCTGGACTGAAAAAGGCTATGATACCAATCGTAGCAGGTGTGACGGCTATCGCAGCAGTGGCGGCAGGCGTGTTTACGGCCGGTACGGGAACTGTTGCCCTTGGTGCTCTCGGTTCATCTATCATAGGTGCTCTGTCGGCAACAGCCGTAACGGCAACAGTGGCAACGGCAGCAGGTGTGGCAGTGGCTGGTCTTGCTGGCGCTATCGTTGGCAAGGCTATTGACTCCGCTGTGAGTTCTATTACTTATAAGAATGGGCAGGTAGCCGCAAAGGATAACCTCCGCATTCAGACACAACATAAGTCTTTTTGGCGTGGTCAGAAAACTGCTGACCTCAAAGAATGGGTAAAAGAGAAGTACGGCAAAGACCTATTCGGAGAAGACGGCATGATTGATAAGGAACTCGCAAACGAGGTCTTAAAGAACTACGGACATAAGCTACAAGGCGAGGCAAAGGAGACATTGGAGAAACTCGTTGAACTTAGAGAGAAATACGATGAGTTCAATAAGTCTATCCATGAATACGTATCTAAGATGTACTCTCCTTTGGTGTCTGATATGACAGATGCCGTATGGGCATGGCTCAAAGACGGCAAAGATGCTCTTTCTGAGTTCAAGAACTTGGCTTCAAAGACCTTTGCGGATATTGCTAAGGATATGCTAAAGCAGCTTCTTTTGAAGAATGTGTTTAGCAAGTATGAGGAAAAGTTGTCTGACTTGTACAAGAAGTATGCAATGGGTCAGATAAGCGAGAATGAATTAGCAGATGGGGCAGCTGCATTGGCTGGTGGAATATCTGACGATATGGATAAGTTTATGCCGCTTGCGAAAACTTTTATGGCACATGTCAATGATGTACTTGCATCAAAAGGAATAGATATCACAAAGGAGGGCGATAGTTCGCAGACGGCAACCGCTAACGGAGTGACATCTATCACCTTTGAGCAGGCAAGTAATATCATTGCACTCACCACAGCAGGGAATATCTCACGTGACCAAATTAAAGAAAGGCTATCTTTAATGAACGCCACTATGGACGATATTAGAGCATTGATTTCTCAAATAGATTCATCTACTCCCGACTATGCCAATAGTAATCGTGCTATTATCAACAATAGTTATACACCGCAAATTCAAGTGTCATTCCCGAAAGAGGAACTGCAAAATATCAATGGGAAAATAGGAACAATTCTTGCAGTGGTTGACGAGATGCGCACACATGGGGCTGAAAGCCTTATGGAGCAAAAAGCATTATCAAGAGATACCGAAAAAATTGTAATGGGTAATAAAGAGATGCTTTCATGCGTTAATGACTTTAGAAGAGATTTCAATAAACAATATTAATTAAAGAAAGAGAATATGGAAACAATGAAATTAGTTTTTGGAGATGAGAGCGTTGATGTGGATTTTTCTTATATGTCTACAATTATCTTACAAAGTAGTAGGTCTGTTGTGCGCTTCAAAGGAGAAAAATGGAAAACGGATTATGTGGAAAGTGAGGTAACCGAGAATGGATTTGTATCTCGTTCCATTATATTCAAAAAGTGTTAGTTATGGTAGGAGATTTATTCATTAATGGTAAAGATGCTTACCAAGTTTGGGGTGTAACTATGGGCGACAAGTTCCTTGATGCTTTGGGAGAAAAGGCTGGTAAGAAAGACTACATCACCAATAATGATAGGACAAAGAATGGGGTTGAATATTGCGACTCTGTCCCTAAGACGAATGAGCGCACTGTAACACTTACATTTACCATTACAGGAAGTTCCCAAAGTGATTTTGTCGCAAAGAGAGATGCTTTCTATGAAGAGTTGGATAAAGGCAACATAGATATTACCATTCCAAAGGATAGTGTAAAGGTTTATCATCTGAAATTCAAAGACAGTACAGGTGGATATGCACAGAACACAGAGAGAACTTTTTGTAAATTGGGTGTAAAGTTCATAGAACCGAACCCGACAAATAGGACATAAAAAGAGGGTAGCTTAACGGCTACCCTTTATTTAACACCTAATAGCTTAGGCAGATACTCTAAAGCCAATGGGTCTCTTTTCTTGAAATAATCCATAGCGTGATTAGGTATCCATTCCTCGTTTATGTAACGAATAAACATCGGTAAGGCATCTATATGATACATATTTGCATCTACTTCCCTGCCGTCGGGGAATGTATGCCGATATGTTTTAGCTGTGTTGTAAAACTCGGATTTGTGACATTTGAGGAATTTGGCAAAACCACGCCCAACGCTAATATCTGGCATCATCTGCTGCCCATGCTCGCCCATGTCAGGTATTACATATCCAACCTTTTCAAGTTCCATATATAAGCGTGCGTACATCTCCGATATGACCGAGAAATAATCTCTTGGGAGTTTGTGGAAGTTATCTTTGTACCTTTCTATGAAGTTCGGTAGTGCTATTCTGTCAATCTTTCCATAATACCCACGTTTACGAATAGATGGGATAACATCTTTTGTTATCCATTTTCTAAAATTGTGAGCAGACTTCTTTCTACTCTTGAAGACAAGGGCATACAATCCACTCTCATTTATAAGGTTTACCGACCTCCTTTGACCTGCCGTCGGTATTACCGACGTTAGCTTTTCGTCATCATCTAATGCTGAAATAGCATCTCTTGCATTCTTTATATCAAGAGCATTACACACATCTTTGGCTACAAACCAAATATCTCCGTCTATATCAATGGTTGTGATTTCATTGAACAGCTGCTCTTCCTCGCTCTGGTATTTGAATATCTGTAGTTGCATAAATACTAAAATGAATTGTTTTGCACATCTTTTTTGTTTAGTCCTTATTTATCTCAAATGACCATCAACCTTTATAGATGCTCTTTCTCGCTCTTCTACACTGATTTCCTTAGGCTTAGGTTGTTCACCCTTATTACAGAAGTGTTCTGTCAACTTGCTCACATTATCTGTCATTATCCATAACTTGAAGAAAAGGACAATTTGCAATATACCGAAAATTATCAGCACGATTGCGAGTAAATTTAGGTCATTCATATTAAAATTCGTTTTAATTCATTAAACTTATCTGGATTTTTCATATCCTCCCAAAAGAATTTCTTGTATCTATTTCTATTAAAACCATTTTCGTTTGTATAAACAAGAAGCATTTCCTTATCACAGAGAATTATAACAGGTGCTTCTAACAAATGTGCGTAAGAATTAGCTTGTTGAAATGCTGTATATACTTCTTTTCTGTTGTGCATGGAAAGTTTTGCTTCTATAAGTACTTTGGCAATGTAGCCATTATCTGTTTTTGTACAATGCAACGCAAAATCAGGATATATTCTTTCACCGCGTCCAGCCCGTAATGGAACTTGTCGCATGTAGTCTGTCACACCCATACTATCAAGTAAAGGTATTAATAAATGTTCTTCTACATCTTTCTCTAATTTTATATTTGTACAAGCTATTTTAGGCGCATATAAGACTGGTAATTTACTTGTATCGTACTTTTTTGTCTGTATTATTCGCAAAAACTCTTGATAATCCCTATTACTTATTTCCCATCCATTTACTCCTTGAAAGTTTTTCCTGACAAGTGGATGAGAAGAAAAGTATTCATCGTTCTTTAATTCCTGCAAAGTTACATGTGGTAGCTTTATTCTACTTCCTATGTATGTGTTAGCATAGTAATAAAAGAACGGGTCTATAACACCATCTGTTTGCGCTATCCACATACATGTTATTGCACATATAGGAGAGGTTTCGTAGTGTATGAGAATATCTCCTCGCATAGTATCCTCATTAGCTTGCCAAAATGTAAAATCCAAATCTTCTATTGGCATAATCTTCCCGCCAATAAACCATGCCTTAGACGGTTTCGGCAATTCTGTTGGAATATTCTTTGTAAACCCTTGACCAAAGTCATAAAGCATAGCGCATAGCTCATACGGAGATAGTCCATTTTCTTTACGAAAAGAATATAGTATCTCGCATAGTTCCCAATAATACATACACCGTGCCCTATAATTACTCTTTTTAGGTGGTAATGGCAATTCTATGTCGAATATATCAAATACTTTTATAAGGTCAAAGAAATGGTATCGGAATATATTAGGAAAGAAATACTCTGGAGCCTTGAAAAACAACATGAAAGATATATCCATATTAGCCATGAGATATGTTTTATAGTCCGCTTTTTCTATAAAAGGTTCTCCATCATCAAACAATATCGCTCCATCTATTATTTGCTCGTATAGATTTCGTGCATCATCTATATTGGTTGGCAATAGCATCTTCTTGATTGCAAGTTCCCATAGAAGTTCACAACAATCTTCCATACTGTCTTTATCTGAAAACCTTGCCTCCATGGGATTATATTTGGAGACAATATCATATATAGATACATTGTGGGCAGCATTTTCAAATAAACTAATAGTTTTCTTGCCGACATCAGTTTGTTTATACAAGCCCCATGTGTACTGATTAAACTTCATTTCTTTGTTATGGTTACTTTAATAGGATTTCCGCAGTGGGGACAAACAATGTTATTATTTTCCTTTTGTACTTCTTCGGACGAGGCGAACAGCTGCCATATAGGCACATTAAGAGCAGTAGCAATTTCTTCTGCTTTTTCTACAAGCAGCTTTCCTGCCACTTGACGACTCAATGCTTGACGGCTTACGCCCATAGTGTCAGCAAGTTGCGAAAGAGTTATACCCTTTTCTTTTAATATTTCTTTTATTCTCATATTGCAAAGATAACTATTATATATATAATGTAAACAATACTATTTACTAAATTATGTTAATAGTAATAATTTTATTATCATTTTATTTGTTTATGTAAATAGTATTATTTACCTTTGCATTGTGATTAAGAAACAAAGTTAAAACTATTAAACTATAAGATTATGAGTACTACATTAAAGAACACTATGAGAGAGGTAATGAATCTTGCTTGGCAGTTCGTACGCAAGAATGGTTATACATTATCAGAAGCGTTAAAGTGCGCTTGGGTTAATATCAAGCTAAAAGCAGCCCTTAGCAAGCGAATAGTTAAGTTCTACTTTCAGAAAGTAGACGGCACTCTGAGAGAGGCTTACGGCACTCTTATGAGCGACAGAATACCTGCGACAAAGGGCGAGAAAAAGACAGCAGACACTTGTCAAGTGTACTTTGATTGCGAAAAAGACGAGTGGCGTTGTTTCAAAAAAGCAAACTTAGTTAGAATAGCATAAATCAACATCGGGGTAGGTTCGCCTACCCTACTAAAACCAAAGACAATGAAGAACTATCATATTACATACAGCTACAAGCATCAGAACAATGTTGTTATCGTTGATTGCGACATAGAAGAAGTACACAAATCAGATATTAAGCGTGGGGATACCATATTGTTAGATAATGGTGATACAAAGACAATCTGCATGAATAACCTAACATGGGATAAATTCTTAGGTCGCTGTATATGTGGTGATAGTTATAATATAGGTCGTAAACTTGTAAAGCGTGTGCATAACCTTAGAATAGGCACACCAAAGCAATTTGGATATTAAGACAATGAAGACATTAAACCTTATTATTAAGCAGTGCTACTTTGACGAGATTATCAAAGGCACGAAAAAGCAAGAGTTCAGAGAAGTGAAGCCAACGACTATCAAGCGACTTGTACATCTTGACGAAGACGGATATGAGTTAGAAGACGAGAACGGCAATGCTATCCCTATTCAGTATGATGGCTTACAGCTTTATGTAGGCTATGCGAAAAATAGAGCATCAGCACTTGTTGAAGTAAAGTCTGCCTATTGTGAGATTATCACAAACGAAAATGGCGAGCCTATCATATATGAATATGGTACAGATGAGAAAGGTGAGCCACTTGTATGGGTGGTAGAACAAGTAGTGTATAACTTAGGCAAAGTGCTTGCCTATAAACCAAAGGGACAATGAAGAATTTACAAGAATTATCTGCATGGGTAAAAGAGATAGTTGATGACGTTTCTAAAACAGAAAAACAACAATCGAAGCGTTGTCGTTTTACTCACAAAAGATAAAAGAAAAAGAAGATAAGAAAGTAATATCTTTGCAAAGTATAACCGCCTTAGTGGTGTTTGGTGGTAGAGAAGATATTTAAAGGGCATAAACTTCGAGGTCTAAACACCACATCAAGACTTCTTAGTTTTTGCCCTTGTTTTATAAATGCCCCCGAAATCCTTGCAAGAAAAAGGGGCAACGACACAAAACGATACAAAGATATGAAAAGTAATCAAGAAATGATACGTAAGATTGAGAATTTTTCAGTTACACAACGCACAAGTGATGGTTTTTTCGACGGCAGCGAGCTTTTAAGGCAGTGGAATGCTGTTGATGGGCATCAACAAAGAAAGATGGATGAGTATCTTTTTTCAAAAACAACAACAGAATTTATGAGTTGCTTAGAGCTTGATTTGTCCGAAAATAATTTATCCGAAATTTCCCCTAAAATTGATAATCAAGCAGTTACAAGACTATCAAAGAAAGGAAGCAGTAACATTGTTAAACGAACTAAGGCAAAAAAGAATGGAAAGGTTGGACGACCAAAAGAGCAGATTTGGATGCACCCACTCTTATTTATTGACTTTGCCATGTGGATAAATCCATCTTTTAAGGTAAAAGTTCTTCGCTTTGTCTATGACGAAATGATAAAGTACCGCAATGATGCTGGCGATGCATACAGAGATTTAAGATCTGCAATCGGTAAGATTGTTCCTGCTGACTTTATGCCAAAGGCAATGCAAAAGGTGGCAGAGGCTCTCAACTGGATAGTATTCGGTTGTCATGAGAAAATGGCAAGAAACAAATATGGTGATGAGAACAAACAGAGAGAACTCTATCAGCTTGAAAAGAAAATCGCTGACCTCATCAATGACGGCTTTATCAAGAACTATGATAGTCTTATAAACTATCTTAGAAAGAAGTATCAAGAAAATCAATATCCAAAAGTATTTAGAACGGCATGAAGAAGTTAGAAATTAATAAAAGAGTACAACAGAACTCTTAAAGAAAGATAGCCATAGGCGGAAAACCGACCATGCTGAAAATCAACAAATTATAAGATTATAAAACTATTAAGACTATGACCGAGATTAAGACAATAACCCTATGCAAAGAAACGGCAGAGCTGTTCGACTGTAAAAAGAAATTAGATGAGTGCTTTAACACCTTAGGCAAAGTTCATGAAACCCTATTAGGATATGATAAAGCCTTTGAAGACTCATTAGATAACGCATACATAGCTATGAATGATGTTATAATGCATCTTCTATCCGAGCAGATAGACACCAATAGCACAGAAAGCAATTACAAAGTAATTTAACCACATATAAAAGATTTGCCACAACGTTTTTGTTGTGGCTTTTCTGTTTTTATCCCCTACCCTATCTTTTCTTTTTGTCGGTATCTTTGTAACTATGGTAATATACGACATTCATAACAGCAAGATACTCGATGCGACACTAACAGAAGGCGCAGAACACGAGCAAGAATTAGGCAGAAGTGACCTTGTAAGATTGTCATGGCAAAGTGATGTAAAGGTTACTTTGCCAGCAGGTGCGTATATTACCCCCTTTGATGACGGCTTGAAGTATAGGCTACTCAGTCCATACACACCGACAGAGGACGATAGGGCTTTCAAATACACCCCCGAATTTCAGCACCCTTTGATGTGGCTTTCACGTGTTCCGTTTCTCTATGACACCACAGATGCGGACAAGAACCCTATCAAGCAGCAGGAGTGGTCGTTTGACGGATTAACGACAAATGCACTTGAATACGCTTGTAAGGCTATCAATGAAGCACTCAATATAACGACAGAGAGCGAAAAGTTTACATTCACCCTTTGCGGTAATGTGGATAGTTCCGTATCATTTTCTGTATCATCGAATGATATACTTTCCGTATTATCTTCTATTGCTCAAGGCTGCAAGAATAACGCTTGTGAATGGCATTTATCGTGGAAACATAAGGCTTTATACTTCGGTCAGATAAGCATAAATCTTGGCGAGGATGTTCCTACATTAAAGGTACACGAAAACATACAGAAAGCATCTGTAAGCGATAGCAAAGAACCGTATTATAACTGTTTCTATCCGCAGGGGTCTACAAAGAATATGTCTACAAAGGCACTTGTGGGCACTGGCAATGTTGCCACACTCCTACGATTAGGACTTGACAAGTCTGTTTACCCTGACGGATATATCTATGTAGACACAGAGGGGAACGTCATCACAAAGGAAGCATTTGAGGCATCAGGAGAAATCAAGCAAACGATTGCACTCTCCTTTGATGATGTTTATCCGCATATTGATTTATATGTTTACAATGTCCGTAAGCACGTGCGTTATCTCAAGAACTCTCAGACAAACACAATAGAACTTGACAGCAGAGGAAACAAAAAGACATATACTATTTGGTATATACGATTGGCGTTCTCGTCTACATCTAAGATAGCTGGAAAGACCATCATCAATACCACCTACGATAAGGACGAAAGCGGAAACATCATTACTCACTATTGGTATGACTATGAGATAGACCCAAAGAAGCAGGTATTACAAGGGTACACGCTTAAAGGAATATTCAAGGTTAACACCCACGCAGTAGATGGGCAATATGACGTACTCACGCAGGGACTTGTCGGTCAGCCTAACGGGCAGGAAGGATTTGAACTCCACTACCACGAAGTAAACAACCCAATAGCACCAAAGCCAAACGAGGGCGATAGTGGTGTCGACATCTTAAAGGGAGATTACGAAATACTCAAGTATCAAAGCGGAGATACTATTATCCCTACCAATGAGAGCGAGGGACTTTACCCACGAGGAAATACTCTCCCAGACTTCACTTGTAATATGGTCGTGCTGTTTAACATCGTAATGGGTGAGCATGAAACGAAACTTGCCCAAGCTGAGTTAGCATCACGCACCATTAAGGAGATAAAAAGACGTGCGCAGGATAATAACAACTATTCCTTTGCTTCTAATCCAAGGGCATTTGCAGACAATAACCCTAACCTTTACATAGGTCAGAAAGTTACATTTGACGATGGGCAGGGATACAAGCTAAAGACACGTGTCATAAAGTTGGTTACAAAGCTGGATTACCCGATTATTCAGGAGATAACCGTTGGCAATCAAGCCGTCAAGGGTACTATCTCGCAGTTAAAGGAGGATGTAAATAATATCCTATCGGGTAATTTCAGCGGTGGAGGATTAAACTCCACACAGACAAGTGAGCTTGTAAAGAATTATGTAGACCCACGCTTTCTAAGAAAGAATGCACCAGACACCGCCCAAGAGTTGATTACATTCTTAAAGGGTATCGCTGTTGGTAATGGATACGGCATAACTGAACTTGGCGACTTATTTGCTCGATTTATCAAGGCTAACTCTGTAAAGAGCGATGATTTCCGTTCGGGACTATTGGATGGTGCTGGCTTTGGCGTTTACAAGGACGAATATGGGAAATCAATAGCAGAGGTAGATAAACTCAATGTAAGGCAAAAAGCAACCTTCTCGGAGTTGGAGTATAAGCGTCTTGCCTTTACTACTGGAGATGTTGGATTTACATCTGCAAGCGCACATATATATAGTGTTATTCCAGTTGGTGCTAATGGTGCTCCTATCGTTAACTCAACAACATTCTTTAAGTCTGCAAATAAGCAGGTGATGATAAATAACGCCCTACTCTCTTATAGTGTGTCAGCAGGTGGAAATAGTATATCTGCTTATAGATGTTACTTTCTTGCAGATGATGGCGATAAGCGTATCAGCAATGATTGGAGAGTTGGTGACCAAGCTATGTGCAAGACTGATAACCTCATTTCTCGAACGTCAAACAGAACAGCTAATAGATACTATTGGCGTTTGGTGGTAAACAAGGGAACAGAAACTATTAATGGTAAATTATACCACTTCGTAGACCTTTCGGATGTTCGTGGCACGCTTGAGCTTACTATTGACGGCAAACAATATACTTGTGTAGGCTATGATACAAAGGCTGAGAATGACATCCCAAAGGCTGAGGATGACATTATCCAGTTAGGAAGTCAGACCGACACCGATAGGCAATACGCTCACATCATCTATGTATCAGAGGGGAAGCGTGTGGATTACGCAGGCATCAACGACTACGACCTTACAAGTCATATCGTCAATGAGTTCTCGCCAAAAGGGACAAAGGTTCGTTCTGACCGCTTTGAGATTATCTCTGCAGCAGGTGCAGGAGTAAGTGGTTCTTTGGTGTGCGACAGAGGAGAATGGATTGATGGAACTACCGCAGGACACTATGATAGATTTTCTTATAACGGCTCTCTATGGCTTTGCAATGTTGGAATAGGTAACACTACCGACGAAGCACCAACAGAAAGCAGTAGGATGTGGATAAAGCAGGTGTCACAGAGTGATGTGTATAGTCTGGAAATTGTAGTCAAGAGTGGTTCTATCCGCAATGGAAAAGGTAGTATAGTGTTGGAGGCGACACTATATAAGGGTACAGATAATGTTTCTAACGAATATCCACCTTCTATGTGGTCATGGATGCGCAATAGTGGTAGCTCAACAGATAGAGCATGGAATGATGCTCATAAGAATGTAGGAAGATTATTAATAATAACGGCAGCGGAGGTTGTTTCAAGTGCAACCTTTGACTGCGTAATCAATAGCTAATATGCAAGCAAGAGGACAGATAACAATTCACAACGTATATGATGGGCAGTCGGCAGAGTTCTACCGTCTGAAAGCCGTTCGTGAGGATGCTGTGGTAAATGCAGAAGGAGTACTGAATGCCACATTTAGATATGAGATAGAACACGTGAAGGGCAGTACTATTATCACCGAGAAAGGCAAGGTAGGAGAATTATACGTGTCTTGCGCAACAAACACAAATATTAACGTGCCTATCTCTGTTGGCATGAAAAGTGAAGGTACATTCAGGCAGGAAAACTTCATCAAGGCAGTAAATCGTCCTGACTATTTCATTGTAGAGTTAAAAAGCGGTAATGATGTTCTTGAAACAAGGACTATTCAAGTAATGATGGAAGCGGCATCATACACAAAGATAGTCAATGATATGCGTGAGAGCGTATCTACCAATGGCAAGGATATTACTACTATCAAGCAGGATGCGAAAAGTATCAGCTTAATAGTAGATGGACTGAGAACGGGCGTAAGAAACCTCCTTACTGGAGGTAAGTTAGAAAAAACTTACCACTCATATGGATATGGCAATGGCAATACGCATATTAAGTTAAAGACAAACACAACTTACACAATGACTATTAGCGGTCATACCAGTGATGAATCGATTGCAAATGGACAGACATTGCAAGCATATATCATTGCTGATGGTTGGGCATGGAGTGCTGGTGGTGGAAATCTTGAAATCAACAGTGCAAAAGACACTATCAAGCATTATACATTTACCACTCCTAATGAGTTGCCAAATGATGGTGTATGTGTATTTGATGCCTACCCTACCCCTAACAGAGAGCCGCAAGGTAAGAATGGCGAGGTTACGGTTAATTGGGCAGTCGTGACAGAAGGAACAGCTCCTGCTGCTGAGTGGATTCCAAGTGCAGAGGAAAGCTCAGAAGAGCGAGTGAAGAAAGTGGAAGCGAAGCTCGAAAATGGAGAGTTTAGAGTGAAGTCTGACAAGACTATATTCGTTGATAACACTGGCAAGGAAACTGTGCTTATTAAGGACGGCAAGATGTCGGCAGAACTCATTGACGCCGTTAAACTCGTTGCAGCAGGCATACAAGCACAAGAGATTGATGCAAAAGATGCAAAGTTTAAGAATCTCACAGTAACTGGTGATAGTACATTTGAGGGAACTATCAATACTAACAAGGGAACTATTGCAGGTTGGAAAATCCTGCATGGAATGATAGGTTATGGAAAAGATAGTGACGGATTAACAATCTTTGACAACTGCTTAATATATAACTACAAGAACTCTAAGAGGCAAGTTATATTAGGTGAAGACCCACTTGGAAAGTTTGCAGGAAAGGATATGATGTTAAGTCTGAGGAATGAGCCGCGCTCAGACTTTGAAAAATTAGGTATATTCTTAGACATACACCCAGACCCTACATTTGGATGGAAAAACAATCATGCCATACTCGCTTTGCGTGGCACTTATGGTGGTTTTCGTCGTTCGTTAAAGGTGATTAGCGAGAATTATTCACTTGGATTAGGTGATTCTTCTATCTTGTTTGTTAGTTCGAGCACAAAGACGTTTACATTGCCTTCAAGCCCAGAAGATGGAGAGGAGTTTACTATATACTCAGTAAACGGTGTGGATATTAATTTCACAACGACCGATAATATCCCTATTGAGAAACTTTACACCTTTAAGCATTCTTTGAATGGGATATATGATGATAAAAAATATACTTTTCGAGTAGTATATTCTAAGATAACAAATAAGTGGTATGTATTTCTTATGTAATTAACTTAAAATAAAAGAAGATGAAAAAGTTTTTAGATTGTATTTACAGGATTTTCGGACGACTCGCAGCCATTGGCAGCGACAAGTATCTACATTTTGTTGTAGGACTTGTCATTGCGGTGGCAGCTTGCAAGGGTCTACGTTCTATTGATGCGTGGCTTATGCTATCATTAGTTCCTGCTTTCTTTGTTATGGCAGGTAAGGAGAGTGTTGATTATTACCTACGTGGAGAGCAGTTCGATTGGAAAGACGTCGCTGCTGGTATGGTGGGTTCAGTTGTCGGAGTAATCATCTTTTGGCTATGAACTATTTAGAGCAGTTTAAGTACGTAATGTGTAGTGTCATCAGCGGAATGCTGAGTTTATTCTTTCCCATAAGGGACTTTATGTATGCTATGCTTGTAGTTTTCGGCGTCAATTACATCTTCGGATTAGTTGCAGGACTGAAACATGGTGAGGAGTGGAACTTGAAAAAGTCAATGGTGTTCTTCTATCATTGTGCTTTGTTCTTCGTAATGTCTGCTTCTATCTTCATTACAGGTTATTTCCTTCATGCAGGAGAAGAGACGCTCGGAGTTGTAAAGGCATTGTGCGGTGTGGCGATTTGGTTCTACTCTACGAATATCGTCCGAAATTGGAGAATGATGCTCATTGAGGATACTACGATGTGGAAAGTGGCAGGTTTTGTTTATTACGTTCTGACACTGAAAGCGATAGACAAAGTGCCGTTCCTTAGTGAATATCTCAAAACGGCTCATGTTAAAGTCGATGACAACAAACCAAAGTTTGAATAACCATTTAACGATAAAGATATGACAGAAGAAGAAAAAAGTGGCATCGTCCACGAGGTGATAGAAACTATCAAAGGGCAGTCGCAGGACATCACAGAACTCCCAGTATCAGATAATATTGAGGATTTCACGTCATTACCAGTGGTAGCACAAGATGGCACACTTAAGAAGATGAGCGTAACAATGCTCAAAGGGAAGAAGGGTGACAAGGGCGAAAATGGAATAAATGGCACGAATGGAGCTGATGGTCGCCTCCGATTGCAGAATCATGGTACAAATGACAAGGTGTTTGCACTCACACCGAATGTTATGCACGTGTGGGGTGTCATTGATAGCCTTACGCTTACTTTGTCGCCAAACACTGATACACAATTTGTTGCCGAGTATTGTTTTCAGTTCACTTGTCCAACGGACAAGGGTACACAATTAACGTTGCCAAGTTCTATAAAGTGGATAGGCGATGTGTTTACGCCTCAAAAGGGACAGACATACCAAGCGTGTATCGTTAACGGACTTTTGATAATGGGAGGAACAATATGATTTTGTTTGAGAAATTGCTTGCAAACGTGGCGAAAAAGCCAAAGTTTGTGCGTTTTGACGACCCCGATATTAAACGTATATTCTTAGAGAATTGGGATATTGACAAGGACGGCAAAATAGCAATAGAGGAAGCAATGAGTGTCAATGGTATTTTTAAAAGCGTGTTCAAAGGACTGAATAGCGATAATGGAACTATAGACTTATCTCTTTTCCAAAACCTCACACTAATAAGAATGGGTGCGTTTCGATTTATAAAACACGCATCGAAATTAGTTATGCCCAATTCTGTTACGGCATATGAAGCGTGTTTTTACGCATCAAACATTGACACTATCATAATCCCTTCAATAACATCCGTTTCGTCCTTATGCTGGGGATTAACTTTTAATAATATAGTTATAAAAAGTGCTGAACCTCCAGTAAAAGGGACGCTTGAAGCTGGGTATGGTTGGCAGAAAAAGCCAACATCTAAAATATTTGTTCCCGACGAGAGTGTGGATAAATACAAGCAAAGCGAGGCTTTTTCAAGTGTCGCATCATACATTTACCCACTTAGTGAGTATAACGATAATTAATTAATGAGATGAAACAATACAAGAAAGGAAACGACACATACAACGGTGTATATATCGAGGTAGGCGGGGTTAGAATTATCAACCCTACAGAAGAAACGCTCAAGGCAAACGGCTATGAGCAGGTAGAAACAGAAACGGCAGAGCAACTTCTGCAAGATGCGAAAGACAGAAAGCTTGCGGAACTTGACGTGTTCAATCAGTCATCAGAGGTAAACGACTTTACGTTTAAAGGCATGCACACGTGGTTAACACCTTCTGAACGTGCAAGCTATAATGTGAGCATTGACGCTGCGGAAGCACTTGGCGAAACAACTATCACATTTGCCATTGCAGAGCAACCTTTGACGATTGATATTCCAACGGCAAAGATTGTCCTTGCAAAGATTCAACGTTATGCGGATGCCACTTTCATGGTGACGGTCAAGCATAAGGCAGCTATTACCGCTTTGTCGTCAATAGAGGAAGTGAATGCATACGACTTCACGAAAGGTTATCCCGAAAAGCTACAGTTATGAAGATAGCAGTACTTATAGCAAGCATTATCGGAAGCCTGCTACTAATGGTGTACACGATATTAATGGCAAAAAAGAAAGGCTGCCCACTATGTAGCCTTTCTGAAACCGCCTATATTGTTAAATCACCAAATGTATTCACGTTTGTAATTGTCATGGGTACTTTCCTCCTGACACCGCAGATGATTGTAAATACAAGTGGTTGGGTAGGCTTTTTGGGCATTGTGTTCCTTTTTGGAATGATGATGGTCGGAGCAAGTCCACACTATCGAACGATTGGTAGATCGTTACACATGGTAGGGGCTTTCACGGCAGCTATTTCCTCTCAACTCTTAATCGGAATTACTGATTATCGTTTTCTTGTCTTTTGGGTGATATACGGCATTATCTACCTTATCAGACGGAAGCGAAGTGTTCTATGGGAGGAAGGCGTATGCTTTACTATTATTACAACATTTAATATTTTGGGATAATGGATATAGTAACTATAGGAAACGAAAGCAGCGGACACGTTGACGGGGTATTAAGAATCAACAGAAAGAGCGACTTCCCACTCGGCATTAAACTAATAAGAGATGGTGAAGTGGTAGTATTCCCTGATTGCGACTTCACTGTTAAGGCGACCGCAGGCAGTGGATTTACCACATACAAGGCGGAGAGAAAGAACGGAGTATGTTCTAATTGTCAAGTCGCAGACAAACAACTGATTGTGTTCTTCGATAACCACAACTTAGGAAATGGAAGAGTAAAGATTGAAGTGTCTATTGACTACCCCGACGATAACTTTTCAGACGGCTATCGTAGGGAGTGTTTCACGGCAATGTCAAATATTGAGCTCGTTGACGACAATGGCGATGCTCTCAAACTTGCAATGCCCGACCCTATCGTGATAGAGAAGGAAGTCATTAAAGAGAAGAAAAGTATCTTAGTTTGGCAGATTTAGTAATTAGATTTTAGATTATGGCAAATTTTACAATAGCGGAAATGGTACAATCCAATACCGCAGACAGATTAAAGATTAGCAACAACCCACCAACAAGCGTAAGGGTACATCTGACGGAAACAATTACCCTTTTAGAGAGTATTCGTGCGGAATGGGGGGAGTATTGTGCAAAACATTCACTTGAAAACCCTGCAATACGTATTTCAAGCGGCTATCGCTCACCAGAACTAAACAAGGCAGTAGGTGGAGTAAAAAACTCTGCACACGTCGAGGGGTACGCAGCTGACTTGCAGCCCGTAAATGGCAAGCAGGATGAGTTTGAACATTTCTTTGCAACTGATTTCTCACGCATGGGCTACGCATTCGACCAGATTATTATCGAGAAATCTAACACATCACGTTGGGTGCATGTAGGCTATAAGCGTGCAGACGGGAAGCAACGCAGACTGTGTTTCACATTAAAGGTGTAGTTATGGACGACAAAGAAATTAAATACTACGTGTATTCAATGTTAATCCTTATTGGATTACTTGCACTTACGGCTCTCTGCCTCACAAGCTGTTCACATAGAGTGTATGTTCCTGTGCAGTCTATTCGCACAGATACTATCTACATGTCAAGGAAGGATAGCGTACATATCAAGGATAGCTTAATCACTCGACAGGTGATAAACATCCGTGATAGTATCGCTATTCATGACAGCGTTGTTATCATCAAGGACGAGCAAGGCAACATCAAGGAGAAATTGATAGTTCGTTATCGTGACCGCTGGCATGCCACTGAGGACAATCTGACGCTTCAAAGATTGATTGACAGGTATAAGGCGAGCAATGACAGTTTGCGAGCAACAAAGACAGAATATAAAGAAGTTCCAATACCAGTAGAAAAGAAACTATCTCGGTGGCAGAAAATCAAGATGGATGTCGGTGGTTGGGCAATAGGCGCAATGTCAACATTCCTACTTGCTATTGTTGGATATATCGTTATTTGGTTGTTGAAAAAGTATAGGAAGATTTAATTCTTTCCAATGTTTGCAATATTTGAAAGAATTTGCATAAATTCAGTGAATAAATATTCCTTTTCTCTTGCATCTTTCACGATAATTTGCTAAATTTGTAGGAGAAAAGGATTGAATTCGTATTTGACATAGATTTAGGTTTTTAGTTATTTAAGGTAAGATTATTTTTAGGATAACCCTGCAATCCGAGAGGACAAGCAGGGTTTTTCGTATAAACAAAAAAGGGAGCACCTACTTGGCACTCCCTTTGTGAATTCTGAACTTCTGAACAACGATGTTTAGTGGCACATTCATAAGGTCATTAACCCTTGCAAAGTCCATCAGTTCTTGAAAATCTCTCTTTCCCATATTATCTTTTTATTGTTAGTTCTTTCCCAATAACCGCTTTATCGAAAGTCACCCAATCAACAGCAATCTTCTCATTTCGATTGCGAAACGAAAGAGTGACGAAATACTGAGCATTAATGTATTTCTGCTCATAAGGTAAGACACCCTTATCTATCGTTTCGTAGTGTTCGGGTATCTCCGACTTCTCGATAACTATACCCCTTACAAGTTTATCGTTGCTATGTACGTAAACAGCAAACCCAAATGTAACAAGGGTTACGACTGCTATTATACAAAACTTTGTTCTACTCATGCTGCTTTCTTTTTTGTTAAACCTAATTCCTTCGCAAATTCACGTAGCTTTGTAAGACCACAACCGATAAAGGCAGCGAGTTCCTTATTAGTCTTTAGGTGATAGTTTTCTCTCAGATAGTCTGCTTGTCTATCTGTTAGTTCATATTTCTTATGATTTTTCTTATCCCACTCCATCATGTGCCTATCAGCTTCCATTCTTGCATCTGGGTTAAGTTCAAGAGCAGCTGTTCCGCTTTCGTTGATAAACTTCTCTGATACAAGATTTAGTTCGATGACATCAAGCGAACGCCTGCAATTTTCATCTTTGTTAAGGTCGATATTCACACAATCCTTACAGAGGATTTCCTCAACCTGCCCCCATGCTTGGCGGACAGCGTGAAGTCGTGCAGGCTTAAAGGTAAGTCCAAAGTTTACAGGAGGACAAGACGGACAGCCTTCGATGAACTTATCGAACAATTCTACCGAGTAGTTGATAAGTTCGTATGCAAGGATAATATATGACTTTAAGTCACTATCCTTTATCATATTCCTATCAAGCACTCTTTTTATTGCTTGACGGAACAGAAAGATATGCGGCTTCAATCTTTCATCAACGCTATCTAAGAAATCCATGTAAAGCTGACGTTTATCTATTTCCGCATTTTGCATATCCTGCATATTGAGTTTCTCAAAAACATCATATCGGGATATAGCATCTTTGCACGCTTTCTTCACTCTTTGCCTATATAATCCTTTCTCCTTTATTTTCTCTATTGCATCACGCATATAGGTATGGGCGATGTCATTCGTTCCGCCTATGATAGTATGGAATAGAGCTGAAACATGATTGAATGTTTCCCTGTGCTTTTCTGTTATCTTCATGAAGTCAACTATCTCTTTCTTAGCCAACTTCTTTGCGTTAAATTCATTCATGTGCGTACTTTCCTCCTTTAATGATTTTATCGGCAGCTTCTGAGCCGTAAACCTGCCATAGACCGCTTTCATATTGACAAATATGGTCACCAAGTCTGGCTATCGTTCGTCCTTTGGTATGTGTCTTTTTGAGAATTACAGCAGGTTTGCCTCCTGCATCTTTCGTCACTGCCATTACACACGGCAGGTTATAAATGTCATTGATGTTCCTCCCATCAAATGATATGTCTAAAATTACCTTCATTAGCTAAACCATTCTTTATAAAGTTCATTCTTTCGTGTTTCGTAGTCAGTACCACGATACTCGTTTTCTAATTTTGCAATCTGCCTAAGTTTTGCCTTGACACAACGTGGAAAGAACTTTTTATTTATCTTCATCGCCTGCCCAACAAGTGCAGCACGTCTATTAATGTATTCCTTTGCTGTCATAGTTATGCCCGTATCAGAGAACGTTAGCGCATACTCATTCATTTTTTGTGTTAGTATCTAAACCTTATACGGTATCAAGTCTTTTGATTCTTCCTCCCACATGTCGCCCTCATTTTCCTCGAAATCAAGGTAAACGGTTCCGTTCTTTAAGTCTGCAAGAGTAGAATGAAGTCCCACGACAATCATAGGGAAGCCGTCTTGCTTATTGCAGACTTTATCCCCAATCTTAATATCACGAATATCCATGATTACTCTCCTATCTCCTCGTGGTATAATCGCAATGCTTCTTGCACACGCCTTGCAGCTTCTTCGACTTGCTCGACGATGCGGAAGTAATTGTAGCTACGCCATGACGAATCATCGAGCTTAGAGCCTTCTTCCAAGCCGTCCAATACGCTAAAGTCAGTATCAAAACAATAAAATCTATCTCCCTTTTCTGCTCTCCACCTAATCTTCTCTACTCGCTTCTCTTCTGCATTCCATTGCAAACCTTGCTCTTTCATCTTGTCGAAGAGTAGTTGCTTCTCTTCTTCAGTGGCGTGGCGAAACGCATCTATCAACCACATATTATTATCCTTTCCACTATAATTGTAGTGTGACGAAAAATATTCACTACAAGTATTCTTCTTGAAAATAAGTACTTCGTGATCACAAATAGAGCGCAACACGTCGCCATCCTTGAACCCTCGCTCTTCCTCTTTTTCTTCTCTCTCAAACACCACACTTCCGTCCTTAACGATTGCCTTGCAACCCTCAGGAATGGTGATTGTATCACCGCATTGTAATTCTACTTTCATAGTTTGTCTATTTTAACCAATTAATTTTAAATGTGTAATCCCTTTCTCTTTCAGCTCAGCCAATATCATCTTCACTAAGTCATAATACTTTCGGTTCTGATAAGCAATATTAAGAGCGTCTTCTGCATCGTTATGATATTCTTGAACATAATTTGTGATTGCTTCTTCGAACGCATCGCAGTCAACTCCCTCGTAGTAGTCGCTGAAATCAATAATTGATGTCAATTCACAGCATTCTTCATGCCCTTTGAAAGACCACGCTTCACCGCCATCGTCTCGGATAAACTGTCTGCGGTATCTTTGTCCTTTGTGAATTATGCGATTGCACAATTCGCAACGATACTCTTTTCGTGCTGTTAATGTTGTTTCGCTTACAATCTCCATACGCTAATCAACTAATTTTACCGCTGCATCATACTCATTCCATGGATTAAGCATGGGCATTAGGATAATGCGTATGTCATCGTTTAAAACAAATTCATTAGCTGTTATATCAGGGTTATGTGTTAACTTAACAGAGGTTATTCCAAGGAAATCCAGTGCAAACTTTAGTTTACTAATAACCCTTGCCCTAAAGTAAGCGTTACCAATATTTATAACGGCATCTTCATCTGTAATCTGCTTTCCTGTCTTCTTGGTTCTTTCAGGTTCAATTTCTCCAGTACCATCACATACTGGGCAATCAGATTCATGTTCGTGTGTATGTCCGTGAATATCCATATACTCCCAAGTAACATAGCCACTTCCGTTGCAGTCTTCGCACTCAACTGCATCTTGAATAACAATTTCTTCATCAATTTTAGGACAATCATCCAATGCTTGATTTACAGCCTCTAAAGTGATTTTCTTATTGCAAGGGCTCTCTAACTTTGGAAAACCTAACTTTTTTTTTGGATATTCATTAGTAAGAGCTTTTGGATTTATCCGAATCATGACAACTCCATCAGAACTCCAAACCTCATTGTAATTCGTGTTGAAAAAAGGTTCAGTAAGTATCTCTTTTATGTGGGTTTTATCACAGAACTTATTTAGCAGTTCCGCTTCATTCTTTATCTTCATAGTTCTTCTATTTTAATCAATTAATTTAAACTCATACGCTGCCACCCATGGGTTGCTCTCCCACGTGCCTTTACCGCTGATTCTCTCAAAGAGGTTAGCAAATGCTTCATAAGGAGTATCAAACAGGTGCAATCCATTTTTAGGTATGTGATAACCATAACCATATCCACTATTATTAGACCACCTTTTATCAAAAGAATGATAATACCTAATTCCTTCACGAAGGCAATCTTCATCTGATATATCCTGTAAGCGTTCCACTTTTACATCGGTAATCTTGATGTGGTGGAGCATCAAGTCAGACCTTACAAACATTTTGTTTTTATATCCAGCCAAAGTATCAAGGACTTTACCCTCAAAAGAAGGAATCCACCAATCGTTTGAAACATCGTCCCCTTGTTCCTCTAACTCATTATAAATGTCATTGTAACTTTGCGCTATAGCTACAACTCTACCAACCTTATAAGGTAGATACTTTGCCGTTTCCTCCCAATTACCAAGCGGCACGTTGTCCCTTAGTAGCCGCCTTGTCATTGTCTTTGCGCCGTCAAGTACCGCCTTTGTAAGGCAATACTTATCTGAAAACATAATCTTCTTCATGCGCTTTACTTAATTAAATAAAAAGTGATACAAAATAACTGCGGTAGCAACTCCCCATCCACTAAATGCTATCGCGTATGAAATCCATCTTGCTATAGAAAAACTCTCCAATGCTTTAGCATAGCTATTTTTGAATTTAATAGCATCGCCAAATTTATTCTCAAAGGTTTCCGTGCAAGCATCAGACAAAATTCTTTCTATTTTCCTGCGACCTTTCTCGGTAATAATAGGACTAAATTCGTCGTTCTTATACAAGCCGTTCTCGTGTGAGAAAACATCAGTGTAGTAGACAGTGTCACCGCTGTATTTATCTTGTAGTCCGACTCTAATATCAATTCGAAATACACCACGTTCTTGGTAATACTTCTCTGCAAGTTCCTTTATTCCCTTATCGTTGAGCTTAGCCTTTTCAAATAGCTCATTATATTCAGACTCTCTTAGCTGATAAATTCTTTCTGTCATATTACTTTTCTTCTTTTAGTTCCTTAAACACTCCGTACCCGTTAGTCCCATGCACTAAATAACGAAAGTTTATGCACAAAGCATCGCATGATGAAGAGTATCCATCTTTTTTCAAATCACACTTATCACAATCAACGCAATATTCATCCTCGCTTGTTGCAATAAAGATGTACTGCTTATCGTTTATTGTTATTCCGTTCATAACTAATTATTTTATAAATTCAAAATTAGCTTTATGATGAGTAAAATCACCATTGCCGAATATGGTTGCAGAATAATACTTACCATCTTCAAATATAAATTCCAAATAATTTTCATCTTGGAAATAAACATCTACATTTTGAGGTAACTCATTCTTAATAAAATCGTCTGCACTTACTATATTATTAGCGTGAGAAACTTCCGTTTCCCAATAATACCAACCATTCTCTATATCTGATATTGATACCATACTGTTTTAATCTTTAATGTTTCTCTTTACTCTCCAAATAAACCGCTGAAAACATAAGAAAGAATGCCACAAAAAGCAAGATAAAAAACCATCTCGCAATCACATCTACGTGTGCTACCCATGCTATATCCCAAATTACAAAGGCAAATACCATGTAAAGGACTATAAAGAAAATAACACACAATGGTAATAATACTTTAATCATTTTGCAATCCTCCAATTACCTTGTTTGTACTTCGCATACGGACGTGAAATCCATATTGGATCTGACTGGATAAACCAACCACCCTGCAATAACTCCGCACGGGACATTGGTTCGCTCATTTCAAAGGATATATTCTTTCCACAACGAGCACAATTACACTCCTTTATCACGACATACCTGCCTTCATTGTCAACGAGTGGGGCTGCATACATTTCATCAACATGTACGTGTCCAAATAGTCTGCAAATTAGCTTCTTAATCATAATCTTATGTGTTTCTTTATGTACTCTTTAATTTCGTTTTCAGACTTAAAGTAGGGCATTTCCCTATTGAGTTGTGCGATAGCAGCCTCCATTGCTAAGTTCCAAATTTTAACAATAAGCGAATATGACGGATGTTTATCAGCCCATTCAGCACCTTCCATAAATCCGATTTCAATATCATCAATGTCGCCATCGAAACAATCATAATTTTTAGTATATTCTTTCGCAGCTTGTATAATTTCTTCTTCTCTGTTCATAACTTTAACTGTTTTTTAGCACAACTGCTACGCTGCCGTTGTACATTGTATTTTCTACCTTGAAGATTTCATCATGGTATCTTTCAACACCAGTCCAATCTGTATCTTCAACGACCACCTCAACATCTCCGTACTTTTCATACATTTCTTGAAGTCTTTTCTGTAATTCAAATATTGTCATAACCCCAATGCTTGTTTAATTCGTTTCTTGTAGTCCTCGTTGGCTGCCTGCTTGGCTTCTTCTAAAGAGCTACCAGGAGGGAGTGGAATTTCCTTTCCGTTAAAACGTAATAACCATATTCCGAAATTGTCGATGTTATATCTACCAATAGGGGTAGCTGCATGTATGAAAGGCGCATACCCTTTCCACTCCAACTCTGGCAAACTCTCCGCCACGCTCTCACGCCCTGCGTTGAAAGCTGCCTTGATGTCGTTTTCTTGATACAAAGGCATATTAGGAAAGTTGCCATCCTTAAAGTATATGGCGTTCTCTTTTGCCTTTGTAAGATATTCTTCTGCTAAATCTTTCTTTTTCATTTTATATGTCCTCCCAACCTTTAGGTACAAACTCGTCCTTATCTTGTTGCTCCGCAATGGCAATTAGACCGCATCCAATCTCAAATTGCCTTACGGATATACTTTCATCTTGCATTGCACGTGTTATTAAGTCAGCGTGAAAGATGTTATACTTCCGCTTCAAAAAGCTGTTCACTTTTTCGATTTCTTTCTGTGTCATTCTATTCCTCAACTTCCTTAAATTCACCATTAACAAGTTTGTAGAAGGTATCAGCCTTGATACGTTCGCCATCTACTTTTTCTGTTTTTACACAGATAGGAGTCCAAACGTCATCAACGTAATTCCATTCTGCAAGGGTAATCCAGCTACCAATCTTAGCCTTAGCAATAGAATTGTTACCAGCTGCCATAACAACAGAGTGATTTCCTGTACTCTCAATCTGAGCAGAGTCACCACTTGAACCAATCTTAGCATAGTAACCACTTGAACCTATCTGAGCAGAGTCACCACTTGA